AATGTCTTGTCCAATGCCATTATTTGCCCTGTCCTCTATATTTCTTAAATGAACGTCTTCTATGTTTGTTCATTGTACTGGTGTTTTGTTTTGTTTTTCGCCCTCTGCCACCATCGCCTTGTGATGTACCTTTAACTATGTGTCTAAGTGCGTTCTTTGTGTTTTGCCATGATTTAGCCATTTCTCTCCATTGTAAAAATAAACACTTCCTTGTGCTTACCTACTATTTATAAAGATAAAAAAGGGCAGTTTCCTGCCCTAGTTTATTCGCACTCTTTTGGATTATCCTCACAATACTTTAATATCCGTTTAACTAGAATTTTAATGTCTTGATCGGCTTGTCTTTTCTCGTTGCGAATAGAGAAAATCCTTAGTCCTTTTTTGGTTCTTGAAGCTCGTCGGTTTGCTTATCAATCTCCGTAACTACTGTATCTACGACACCTTCAGCTGCATCTGCTGCTGTATTAACAATGTCAGAGGCATCTCTAAGAACAGCCGTACCAATGTTACCCGCTGTTTTGACAGATGTATCAACTATACTTGTAGTCACGTCTTTACCACCTTCTATAACTGCTCCAACTGAAGCACATGAAGGTAATAAAACTACAAAACCGAGGACTGCAATAATAGTGAATAATTTATTCATTTATTATACCTCTGGTTTAGTCTTCACTTAAATGTAAAGACACTACTATTTATAAGTTATAAGATTGAAGGCACAAAAAAAGGGACTCCTAAGAGTCCCTTTAAAGTGTTCCGTTGTTACGGAATTCTTTTTTTTGACTTACATCAAGTTAGAAACTTTTACACTTCTGTAGTATTGGTTTCTGTCAGCTGTAAAGTTGTCGCCGTCTGTGTTACCTGAACCGTCTACTACGAATGGGTTAGCAATCATTCCGTAACGTGTCTTAAAGCCGATTTTTGGCTGGAAGGTGCTAGGATCAATCGCTCTAACCATTTGTAGAGGAACGTAAGGACAGTAGAACAGACCTGCGTCGTATGGGCTTGTTCCTTTGTAGCCAACTGTGTAGAACTGGCTAGCAGCTCCAGTGTTAGCGGAATAAGGATCAATGTATACTTTATAACGTCCGTTAAGTACACCAGCGAATGTGTTACCTGTGTCATCAACGTTTAGGTTAGTTGAAAGTGCTGGAGTGTAGTCAAGAACACCTGCCATAGCCATTGCTGATGCAACGTCTGCTGAACAGATAATAAAGTTACCTTTACCTCTACGTGTGTCTTGTGCAATTACGTTAGCATCTCTTTCGATGTTAAACAGTAATCCTTTGAAACGTTCTACAGACCATCTACCGTTAGAGTCAACGTCTAAGTCGAATGTACCAGGTGTTGCTGTAGAAGCAGAACCTGTTTTAGCGACTTTGTAAATTGTTCTAATAACTTCTCTGTTGATTTCTGCTAGGATCTCTTGAGAGAGGATGTTAGACAATTCAGACTCTGCATCAAGACCGTGAATAGCTTTCAAGTCTTGTGCAAGTTCGATAGTGTATTCTGCTTTAAGCGCTCTAGACTTAGCGGTAACAGTTGTTTTCTCAATTGAGAAAGCCATTTCGTTAAGTGTAGTAGTATCGCCAAAGCCTTCTGCTGTAGAAGTAGATACACCGTTACCAGTAGTGTAAGCGCCGTCTACTGGATTAGATCCAGCGTGTGTGCCTGCACCTGAGAAGTCAGTGTCTGCTTCGTTAAATAATGCTTCGTCGCCTGTTTGGCTAGCATAGTGAGATTTCATGGCGAAAATAAGTCCTGTAGGTCCAGTCATTGGCTGAACACCACAGACATCATATGCCATAAGATTTGGTAATGCACGTCTTACCAAAGAGATTAGGATAGGATCGTAGTTATCGATTCCTGAACCTGTCTGGTTAGCGTGTGTTGCTTCGTTGAAAACCGCCTTTTCCTCGCGGAGGGCTTTCTCTTGGTTCTCAAGAACAACGGTAGTAACAGCACGTCTATGAGCGTCCTTGATCTCAGAAAGATCAGGGTGCTTTAATACGGGCTCCCACTTGTTTTGTAGTTCTTCTGAAAGATACATTTAAGTTCTCCTTGTTGTTTCAGTTATTTGTGTTATTATATAACTCTAATTATTTATAAAAAATTAAACTTTGATTGTTAAAACTTGGATGACTGAGAGATTGCCTTGGCATATTTTGCCATTGTGCCGTTCTCTATTAAGGCATCACCTTCAACGCTATCAACTAGTTTCTCCGTAGACTCTGCAACGTCTTTGGGAAAATAGTTTTCCTTAACAACGACAAGCTTTTGTCTATACATCTCTTCACTTCCAAAAGAAATATCTTCACACAATGTGGCAAACTTTTCGGCTTCAGTTGAAGCTAAGCTTTCTGCTACTTCTGCAAATACTTTTTCTTTCCTCAGTTGAGTTGCTTCCTCTGTAGATTCAATCATTGCCTGTGTCTGCTCGTCGAGCTTAGATGACAGTTCATCAATCTTACTTTGCATCTCACCAAGCACATCGTATTTCTCTTCTGGAATGTCGATGTAATGCTCTGTGAAAACCTGTTGCAAACCCTTGATAAAGGATTCAGTAACTTCCGTTTTGATTCCTTGCTCAATTGCAAGTTGGTTCTCGCTCATCCAGTTTTCAGTTACATAGCTAAGGTATTTGTCGATACTCTCTACCAATCCCTCTTTTGCTGATTCCATTTCACTATTGTACTGTTCTGTAAGTTCTGCTTCAATAGCATCAACTTCAGATGTTACTCTAGATGTAACAATAGCTTCAAAGATATTAGCTGCTTTAACTTTGAAATCTTCGCTGAGATGTTCTTCGTCTGCGAACAAGGCCTTAAGGTCTTCTTCGAAAAGTGCGTCTTCTGCTTCTTCTTCAGCGGCTTCGTCTTCAGAAATTACTTCCTCTTCCTCAGCTACTTCTAATTCTGCTTCGTCTACAATCTCTTCCTCTACGACAATTTCTTCTTCTTCAGACTCAACTTCTTCTTTAGCGACGTTTCCTTTTGAACTAGCTTGTGCAACTACATTCTTAGGATCTTCTTCGTCTGAGAAGTTAGGTGCTTTACCAGCGCCTTGGCCTTTAGGAAGAGTACTATCTTTAGAGGCTTTGCCTGATGCTGCCTTGCCTACTTCTGATGTCAATCCACCTTCCTTATTGCCTGCACCACTTAGGTCCTGCATTTCGGGGTTAGCGTCTGAACTACCTTGAGTAGGGGCTGTAGCATCACCTGTTTGCTTATCTAAAGGACGATTTGCGGCGCCCTCCATAAGTTCTCTAATTTTGGATTCTACTCCCATTGTTTTACTCCCTTTTACGGTTTGTTTATATTGCCTAATATATTTATATATTCTAAATTTTGGACAATTTGTTTAAGAAACTTTCAAAAACTTGAAGTTTAGCTTCTTCTAGGTTTCCAGCTAAGGTGGCGTCGTCGATAAAATCTTTGGCTTGATCGATAAATTGCTCTTGCCAAACACCGCCAACATTAACCCATTCCTTATTTTCCATTATCCCATGAACAAAAGCATCCGGGGCTGAAGGATCTGCAACAATATCAGCAGCGGTAGCTAAGTGAAAATCGCTCTGTACTTCGTTGATACCATTTCGTTCCTTAATTGTACCCAGCCCTCTAGAGCTTACGCCCAGAGAAGCACCTTCGTCAATAAGTTCCTTAACAATTTTCCCCATAGGGGTGTCAAGAATCTTTGCTCGCCCAATATAATTATCTCCTGATTCTTTTAAGGAAACAATCATATGGGAAACTCTGTCTAAGTTTACAGTGGGGCCATCAGGATGACCAAGCTCACCGTATGCTCGTTTTTTGTCAATGCTTTCTTTTGTGTATCTTGCGACTTCTTCTTGCATCACATCTTTCGGATAGCATCGACCGTTTCTATTTGTTAGATTAGACTGTAAAAAGATACCCTCAATAAAGTGAGATCTCTTTCCAGTTTCTTCGTTAACTTCTTGGAGGTATTTTACTTCCTCGTTAATTTCTTTAATTAGTTTCATTATCCTAAGTCTCCATCTGCACCTTGGTGCTGTTGTGAACCGTAGCCTGCGTTCTTAGATAGTTCCAAGAGTACAACACCTTCGCCATTAGAAAATGCAACTTCGATATCTGATTCATTCTCGGTATTTTCTGTGAAGCCATACCAGTCGGTATAACCATTATCGTGAAGGTGGAGTATAGTCACGCCGTTTCTAGTAATGGTCGCCGACGCATTTTTGTCGCAGTACCAATGAACTCTAGAAATGTTAACTACGGGCGTACCTACGGTTTCAGTTGCCTTCTTAAGGTCTACAGACAAGTCAATTGTTGCCGTCTCTGAATTGGCTCCGCTAGCCCTTGCTACCCCTTGTACTTGGGTTAGCTTTAACATTGATACTGTTGCTGCCATTTATTCTCTCCAGTTATTTTTTCTTTTTATGGTTTCCATGTTCGAGGAGTTCTACTACCTCTACATCTAAATCATCAACTTGCACAGTCTCAATGCCGTGCTCGAACATAACGCTATACCATGAGATGTTACCCGTCTCATCGGGTTCAGCATGCTCACCAATAACAGGTGTGCCTTCTTTCCACTCTTTGTGAAAAATTTTACTTGCACACATATGCTTATCGTTCTCTAGAGAACCAGGAGCTACTCCGTCAACCGGGGCTTCTACTAGTCCACTTCTAAATTCGTTAAACTTCTTCATCTGTTTCTTCCTCTGTTTCTTCTACATCTGACTCCATCGCAGGATCATCTGTAATGTGTTCTTCTCCGTCTGCCAAACCCATTGCTTGCATTTCTGGGTTTTTAAATACAGACTGAGAAAGTTCTTGCTTATAATCATTGACGGCATTGTTTGCTCTGTCCATCATTATAGCATTAAACTTATCTTGTATTTCACTTGCCTTGCCATTTGCAATGCTGTCCATCATATCTTTAATTTGTTGTGTTTGGTCCATCTTCATCTCCACCTTGTTGTTGATCCTGCATCGGTTCTTCTAAAGACATATCCCGAGCCATCTCTTCTATTTCCTCATCAGTTAACATTAATATATTCTTTTGAACATAACTCTTACTAAATAATGTTCCTATATAACCTGATACTCCATTTAACACTTCTACTCTGCTTCTTAGAATCTCTTGGTTCTTAGATTCAGTATAGTATGCATCTGAAGCAAACTTGTATTGGATATCATCTTTAATAGAATTCCAATCATCTTCAGTAATAACATTCTTTAGTAAAAGCTGTGTCTTAAGCAAGTCGTCAAATAAGACGGCAAACTTATTCCTTAGCTTAGCGACAAACTTTGTAAATTTAAGTTCGTCTCTATTAATTTCTGCAGCACGGCCAAAGTTAAGTCCAGCCTGTTGCTGTAGTCGGGATACGGGTACGTTGAGAGATTGATATAGTTTCTTTTGAAAGTATTCTACATCTTCGATTTGCCCCAGGTTTTGACCTGCGGGTAAAGTATCAATCGCTGTGCCTGTACCACCTTCTCTACGTGGAAGCCAAAAGTCTTCCAACATAGACATAAATTTCTTATCATCTCGGATCTCGCCAGTTCCGGCATCGTAAACTAATTTATTACGATATCGATCCATAATGTCTTTTAGATATTGTTCTGCCTTATTTGTAGGCAAGTTGCCAACATCTACATAAAAAATTCTACGCTCAGGTGCTCGTGTAATACGGTAGATTACCACAGCATTTTCCATCATTCTAAGTTGGTTAGCGGGTCTAATCGCTTTGTGTAGATAAGAAAGAGCTGTTCCCTTATCCTGATCTACTAAACCACTTGGTGCATAACAAATTGCGTCCTTTGTAATCTTTAACGCATTATCATTTTGTCCTGCTTTATACTGCCCTGGCTTGTTGGCGATTCCTTTATCATTAAAAATAAAGAACTCTTCAACATCCTTAATAAACAAAACACCTTGTTCGTTTTTCTCTTTCTTTACTTCACGAACTTTAGTAATTTTTCTAGGATCGATATATCTAATATCTTTAATACCTTTCCTAGGAGCGGCGGTATCAATGACTTTATGGAAAAACATTCTTCCATCAATGTACCATCGCCTAAAATAGTCTTGAGCTCTATTCTTAAAGTCTAGTATATCTGTTATGTTTTCAAATTCTTCAAAAATTTGTTTCTTAACACTAGCACTTAATTTAACTTTGTCTAAGTTTAATGTAACGGGATCTTCATCCTCAAGATTAGACAAACAATCATTAATAATATCTTCAATAGCAGCATCAACGTCTGCCATCAAAGATATGTCTCTGTATCTTTTAATTAGTTCTGCGTCGTTATTGGCAACACCTTCTAAATCTAAGTAAGTGCCGTAATAACCACCCGCTCTAATACTTTCTACAGAGCCCTCATCAGTCGGCGCCACAAAAGATTTCTCTGTTTGTGGTGCCTTCTGACGAGAAATTTCAAACCCAAAAATATTCATATTATATAAACTCTAAAGTAGCTTTAAGCTACGTCGTAATGCTGGTATTGGAAAGTCACCGTAAATTCTTCAATGATGTCGTTCTGTGCATACTGTAATGCAATTTCAGACATCTGAATTGGAAATGCGTTTCTCAAAGTGTATGTTCCACCTGGTAATACGTCGTCATTTCTATCTAAGTGTTCTACAACAATATCAGCTTGGTATTGATTCGGGTTAAGCTCTCCCGTGTTATCTCCTTTACCGTTCATCCCTTCCATCCATGCTTCAAAAGCTTTTCTTAGAGACTGTTCAGTATCATTAACAATTGTAATGGTCCAAGGATCAAAAATCCTTTCGCCTGCTAATTTAACTTCACGACCTCTATACTGGATGATTGCTGGGTTTACAGTAGAAGCAGGCAATGCTGCTCCTGATACCAACAAACTGTAGGAAGGATCTACGCCTGAGACATAACCCGGAAAGCCTAGCAAAACTCTAAACTGATTAGGTCTTGCTCCGCCTGCGCCAAGTCTGGCTTTAAATTCTGTTATATTCATTTAGTTCTCCTAATTACTTTTATTTATAACGGTTACGCTCCGACTTCTTCAAAAGAAACGCCGGTACGTGTAGCTATAAAGTTAAGCTGAATAAAGTTAATGGATTTCGCAGGTTTCAAGTAAATGTCTGCTACGAAGCGATTGCCGTCAATGACTTCAGGAGTGTTGTTACTTTCGTTACAAACCACTTTAAAGTCATATAGACCCCTACGTCCTTGTACGTCTCTAAGGAACGGTTCTACAAGAGAACTAAACTGTGCTCTAGTGAATGCATCATTGAATTCAAAGAGTTGGAATTTAGCTGCGGTTGCAATTGCTTTTTCAAGAACAATGAACAGTCTTCTGACGTTGATTCTGTCGAATGCTGAAGGTTTGGAAAGCATAGTCTTGTCACCAAACAGTACAGTACCTTCTCCAGGGAACCCAACGATTGGGTTAACACCGGCTTTATAAATGGTGTCTCTGTCTGTTTTGTTAGGTGTGTAAGCCATCTTAACAACATTCTTCAGTTGACCTCTATTATATCCTGCAGGAGAGAACCATGGATCAGCAGCGTTATCTGTGATAACACATACGCCCGCGGTGTCGCCGTTGCAAGGTACATATCTGTAGCTATCGTTGTATCTGTCGTACATAAGTTTCCAACCACTGTCCATAACAGAGTATGAAGTAGTTGAATATAAGTTTCTATCTGTTACGATACTTGCTGCTTCTGTACCTACGTTATTTACAACACTAGCTTTCTGTGGGCTAATGAATACTAAACAATCCTTACGAACAGTTGCAATATTGTCTTGGATATATCGTCCAACAGTTGTGCTGTGTCCTGCTGCTAGGAGCAATGATACATCTACAAGTTCATCATTTGCGAACAAGCCGTAACCTGTTTGAATCTGTCCGTCTGTAGGTGCTGCATCTGCTCCACCTGTTAAAGTGTCGTCTGATTCGCCGCTGACGTGCAACGATGTGAATGTAGTTGTAGAGTCTAGACCCCAAGTTGTTTCTGCTGCTGGGTGATCTGTCCACCAAATGTACAAGGACTGAGAGTTAATTACTTGTTTGTAATAATTTGTTTCTCCAGTTCTTCCTGTAGCATTTGAGGCTTTAGATACGCCTGCAAATTTTTCTAAGATCGAACCTGCTGTACCCGTGAATTTTCCTAACGAGTCAATAACAATGATGTGCATTTCATCGTTAGATCCGCCGGCTGCTGTTGTTGATGCAGTAGTATCAGGGGCATAATCAAATTCGTCTTTATATGTCCATGTCGCATAATCACTTGAATCGGCAAATGATACTTTAATAGTATCGCCTAATGTACCTGGACATTTTGCAGCCCACATACCATTAGTACCTAATCCATTAATATGATTAAAAGCATAGTCATCTTCGTTACTAATTAAAACACCGGCAGTTGAACCTGAGTTTAGAGCGCCTGTACCCACTGTACGGACAACCTGAAGGTTGTTGCCATAAGCTAGGAAGGAAGCGGCTGTAAACCACGTTTCTGCGGTATCGTTATCGGGCAAGCCGAATGTTTTTCTCAGAGTATTCTCTGAATCTATTGTGCGAATAACATCACATGGACCCCATTTGAAGTAACCCGCGATACCGCCGCCAGTTGTGGCGACTGCAGGAACTACAGTTGTTAAATCCTTTTCTGTGACGAGAACGCCTGGTGATAGCTGAAAAGCCATGTTTATCTCCTCGGTTTATTATGAATGACACAAGTTTTGTTTCATTCAATTATTTATAATTTTTAAAATTTAAGTCCTAGTTCTTTTACTTTGTTACTGTATTCTTCATCCAACAACCAATAATCTCCCCCTATAACTTCGCCTTGAGGTTCATCGTTACCTTTTCTCATAACAAACGGAGTAAGGTTAGACTTAATCTGCTTCATTTGATGATTGTACAATTCCTCTCTAGAGTTAATATCAGTCAACTCTTTAAAAAATGGCATATTGGTCAACCATCCAAATAGAACCATACACATAATAAGATCATCATTGTATCCCTCGTCTGCTTGGTAAGTATTACCTTTTTCAACAAACGTAGACATCTCATGTATGATATCTGCATCAAAACATAATAATTTTTGTTCTTCCATTAAACTCTTAAAGGAAAAACATCCTTGTCGCTTAACTTGTCTAGAAGTAGTAACTCCTAGCTTAGTTGAACGACCAAAACCAGGCGAGACATATTGTCTGCCCTTTTCTGTCACTGTGCTAAACAGATTGTCGTATTCAATCTCTTCGTGTAGCAACTCTACGACTTGCTGTCCTATATCATTAGTCTCAACAAGCACATAAGCATTATTATAATCTTCTCCCACCTTAGATATCACATTAGGATACAACATAGGAGCGATTTTATTATCTTTATATTTGGCTACTACTTTATACGGCATTTCGGTAATATCAAAAACAACAAAGGCAGAATAATCCCCGCCGATACCTCTAGCCGTGTCTACTGTAATAGCATAGAACCTATTTTCTTTAGGTTCGTTATATATATCCAAACCACTATTTTGATATACTGGATCAATCGAAGATAGGTTGCCAATCGTCTTAGCATTAATAAGAGTGTTACTAGAACCTAAAAATTCACACAAAACTTCCTGGTTAAACTTCAATTCGCCTAGAAGTTTAAATTGTTCTTCTGCCCAAGCTTCATCTCTGCCAGGGATTTCAGTATAATGTATGAAGTGGTTTACAAATCCATTTGCTTTTTTCTCTGCTTCGTTCCAAAACTTCCAAAAGTGATTATATCCTAATGGAGTAGAGGTAAGAAGAATCTTTGTAGTTTCACCTGCTGAAATAGTAGGATAAACAGAAGCAAAGAACTGTTCCGCAACATTGTTTGGAATAATAGCTGCCTCATCAATGTATAGCCAGTTTACAGACTTACCTCGAATACCACTGGTAGTTGTGGCTGCGGTAAAAACCTTACAGTTATTTTCCAGCTCAACGTCACCCTTGTTCCAAGTCTTAACACCTTGTTGCATCCATATAGGCAAGTTCTCGTACATTGTTTGGTAACGTGCCAATACTTCTCTAGCAGCGGCAGTCTTGTTAGCCATAATAGCTACAGTTTTATCTTCTTGGAAAATAGTATACCACAGAATACAAGCTGCGGCAGTTACAGTCTTACCCTGCTGCCTGCCTTCCATAAGAATGACCTTACGATTATTTAAAATAATATCTACTTTTTCTTTTTGACAGTCGTAAAGTTTGAATGGTTGTAAACCTCTGTCCAGTGTAATAATCTGACAAAAGTTTTCGATGAAATAGATTGCGTCTTTTTGACACTTTAGATATTCCGTAACTTGTTCTTTTGTGAAGTCGTGCTTAAAACCTAGCGCTTTTAAGTTAGGGTTGCCGTGATATGATGTTTCTATTTCGCTCATATTCTTACTAGTTCTTTTGGAGTTGCGTCAACACTTTCATTCAACAACCGTGCTTTTATTTCTTGTTCCGTAGTATTATTTATACGTCTAAGAAAGTGGGAAAAATAGCGACTATGTCCCGAAATTCCTGTATGAAACTTATCTCTAGCTTTATCGTCTATCCAAACTTCCTTAATAAAAAAGAACTTTGCACCATTTAATCTACAAACATTTTCTATAGCATCTAAATTTCTTTTTCGATTTAGGTTCAATTCTTCGTCGGTTTCAATTAAGTGTTCATAATCTAAGGACCATGCGCCAACATTAAGGTGATGCTTTTTTGTGAATAGCTCTCGTCTTTGTAATGGTGGCTCTGTAAGAAAAACATATTTAGGTTTTACATAAGGAACCCAAACACTAGCAATACGATAAAAGTGATCAAACCCTCCGCCAGGCTCTGCTAGGTTATAGTGGGTTAAGTTTAACTCTTTGCCTAATAAATACGGCCAAGTTTTATCCTCAGGCAAACCAATACCGGCTACTGTACTAGGCCCTAGACATATAATACTATTTGAGTTTTGTTTTAACTCCGCACATCTAAATCCCTGAGCATTCATCTCATAAGTAATAGGTAAGTCCCATTCTGGATTAGGTTTATTATCTGTAGAAATATATTCTAGGGTAGCAGGTAGCTCGCCACTATATTTCCACTCACCATATGATTTTCCTATGTCGTACAATCTATCCAAACCTTTGCGCCATTGTTCCGCCTCACGTCCATTGATAACGTCAATCCTCTTTCTTCGACAACTCTATCTGTTCCTCGTTTAACGGAGTCCATGGCTGTTGAAAAATAATCATCAATAACAAGATAGCTCTTACAATATGGCAACCAAGCATCTATACAAGCATAAGTAGATTCTTCACTGTGGTCCGCGTCTATGTATATTAAATCATATGAGGGACCAAACTTGTGGTTGTCAAATGACATTGGAAATTGTAATGGTATTTTTTCATATGTGATATTAGGAAAGTCTTTTATGTTTTGTAAAAAGTTTTTCTTAATTTCAGTTCCCCCTTGATAAAATGGGGGCCAAGCTTCCTCAAACTCTGTTTCTCTAACAATAAAATCAGGCCAAGCATCTATACAATGTATATCAACTTCTTTTTTTAGTGTGTTGCAGATGTGGTTAATCATAAGAGCACTCTTGCCCTGATAACTGCCTACTTCTAATACGGAGATTTTATTTTGTGGGATTTTTTTGAGTATCTTTTCAAAAAAGAAATAACAACCTAAGCCTGCATAGCCTTCAACATCTTGCCAATTCATAATATATTATCCTTCAATAATTTTTGTATCGTCTTCTTTTCCTAATGCCCTAAGTAAATCTTTGGTACTACCAACAAATAAGTTGTTATTAGTTGTGGCTCCTTTGCTCTTAGGTTTGTCGTCTTGTGTTATCTTCTTTTGTTTTGCCTGAACATCTAACATATCTTTAGCATTGTTTTGTAAAGAGTTAATTAGCTGCCCTGCCACCTCATATGCTCTAGGGTGATCGCTATTTTTAGCAATGTGCATTATGCCCTGAATTGCTTCTTCACTGTATGCTGCTGATCTTTTTAGTATGTCTCTGGCTTCTTGGAAGTCATCTTCTAACTGTTGATCGTGTGTTTGCTCTGGCACAGGCAAGTTCTTTTCCTTTCTTACTTCGGATAAGTTTTTATCCAAAGCAAAAGTAGGTTTTGTTTTAAATGCTTTATCCAAACTTTCAAATGTATTATCAGCTGACATCTTCGCCCTCAAAACTTTCTAGTATATTACTTATATAATCGTAGTCATCTGCTGGTGTTAGCGTTTTATCCGCAACTCCTTCAAGGGTTGCTACCTCATGTACTGATTTAACCTGTACAGTATCTAAATCTATATCAGTGTATAGTTTAGCAATTGATTCTTTAATAACTCCCACGTTAGCAACGTAACCATAGAAGTTTAGACGCATCGTAAAGTTTAATGTCCATATGATACTTTGTCTAGATGTAAAGTCTCCCTCATATTGGTCATCATAATCTACCCCGTCTAAAGTGATCTTAATATCTCTTTTGATTCCTAGTTCTGGTAGCTCGTTGATTGTAACATTAAAGTCTGGATTGAAGAACGGGAATACCTGTTCCACAACCTGTAAAGCATCTTCTTGGTTTTTAGCAAAGACATATAATGCAATGCCCATATTATATGGCGTAGATATAAATGTAGTTCTTACTGTATTAGTATCATCTCCTGCGCCCACTGCTCGGTTTCTTTGTATAGGAGAAATTTTTCTAGCTGAGTCATACTGTAAACCAGTAATTTCAAACCCGATCCTAGGCAATGTTATTTGTACATCTCGATATTCGGTAATGTCGGGTACAGCGGCGATCCTAGCTAAGAACTTTTGTTTTGTTGAATATGACAAAGGAACCCTAATAACTTGCGATACAGTTCCGTCTTTGTCTTTCCTCTCAATATTAATATTATTAAATATCATACCAAAAGCTACAATAGCCTTCTTTATATGAGAGTGATAAAAGGTTTTATTTTTAAACATAATTTAACTTCCTCCTAGCTCACCGAATGGATTAATTTCTGAGAAGTCTAGGATAGACTCAATTTCATTCTGAGTAATAAAGTCTGTATTGTCAGTATTAACATTTGTTTTTTGTGCTTGATATTCTTCTAGAACTAATCCTCCACCCACTTCTTGCTTAAGAAGTCCACCGTCTTCTAACAACATTTGATATTGTAACATATCCAAGCTATTAGTGTCTTCTATTTCATCGGCATCTGTGCCTGTATCCAATACCTCTGAGCTGTACTGGAACAATTCGCATTGTAATCTATATACAAAAAGTTTACCGACTTGATAGAATGGGTTAGTAAATTCTACAAGTTTAATTTCAAATATAGAACCTGTCTTTGGAAAATATAAAAGATCTCCTTCTGCAGGACGCTCATTAAGAGTAAATGTTCCTCCACTAGTTAAAGTGGTTTCTTCCCAGCGTCTCTGAGAAACTATAAATGTAGCTTGGTCTCTTATTTCAATACCAAACTTTGTAAACAGATCGCCTTCGCCGTCAAAGCCGTTTACATTTTCCAAATACATTTCTAATGGATATGATTGAGTAAACTGAGATAAGGTATCCTCATCAAAGATAGTGTCTCTGTTTACAAGTGTTCTGGGCATATAGTAAATATCGTGCCCATAGATTTTTAATGATTCAATTACAAGGTCTTCTACTAATCTTTGTTCATTAGTGGTTCCGCTTGTATCACCATTCTGAAAGTAAAAATTCGTTGCCATGCTTACCCCACGTAGAAGCTAGGGGGTAACTCATATCTTCTCTGCATCTCATCTTCAATATTATTGATATCAGTGATTGCTTCTTGAAAGATTTGGTCACCGTTTAAAGTAACTCCTCCAGGTAGTGCTATGCCTCCAAACTTCTTCATGTTTTCTCCCCACTGTCTTTTGATAAGAGCAGTAGCATATTTTTTCAAAAACATATCATCATAAACCTCTGAATACGTTGCGGGGTCAACAATAGCATATGCCTCTGCCACAATGTAATCACCTGGATTGAAGGTTCTATCCCAATCCGTATCAATATATAATCTATTTGTTTTTCTATTCCAACGTATTTGTCTTTGAGTTACAAGTAGTTGTTCTAGAGTCGTTAGGTGAGACTGTACCATTGAATAGTATGTCATGTCTGCACCCATTAGGTTATAAAGATCATTTTGCCTAAATTGATACATTAAATCAAACAATGTTCCATCTTTAGTGTTAGACTGTGCTGCACCACCAAAGTTGAACATTCTAATAATACCAGTAATTCCGTTACTGATAGGAACCCAACCGTTTTCTATATCACCTGCGGAGTAGAAGTCTGTGCTCTGAAGAGTTGCAACTAGTCCTGATTGTGAGCCGGTAATTTGTTCTCCGCCCACAAAAGTTCCAGAAATCTTTTCTACTGTAATAGTATTAAGCGCTCCGGAAGAGACTACAGTTGTAGCCCCAGAAGTTCCGCCAGTTAATTTCTCGCCCTTTTGAAAACTACCTGCAATAGATGTAGCAATCCTTAAACTGCTACCTGTGACTTGGTGTTGAACATAAGTTCTTTCAACACCATCGAAATGATATTCCTGCCAGAGTTGTATGGCATCGTCGATGCGATCGTTGACTTGGTCTTCGTCAACGTTAATCTCTATGACTGGAAACCCTAATCGTCTAAGACAATAATCTATAAGTTCCTGTCGTGTTGATAAAGCCATACATTTACCCTAATTTAGTTAAGCAGTGTTCCACTAGTATTATATATGTCGATTCTATATCTGTTCTCAATAGCAGATGCTGTTAACAATGAAGTATCGTTACTAGCAAATGTTTCTGAGCTATTTAGAATCGCCGCTCCAGCAAAGTCAGCTACTGTTAATTCTGGAAGTCTAGCACTTGGAAGAGTACCGCTAACCATGTTAGAAGCATTAGTAAAGAACGATGCTGCATTTCCTTCTAGTAAAGCGGAATCTAATCCTGAACCTGCACCGTCAACTGTTTTAATAGCTGTCAGTAGTTCTGAAGGAGTAGAATACGACTCATTAAAGCTAATAACACCTGTTCCACTATTATAACTTACATCGCCTGTAGCGCTAATTGCTGCTCTTGCTCTTGCGTCAGTAAAGTATAAACTTGTACCTTCAGCCAAGTCTGCAGTGTCTTTGCTACTTAGATCTAAGTTGGCACCTGTTGCCGCAGCTACTCGAGCATTTGCTCTTGCATCTGTGTAGAACAAGTTGGAGCCTTCAGCTAAGTCATCTGTGTCTAAAGTTCTAGTTCCGCCTAACGCTGTAGCTACACCGTTAATTGTAATTTCTGAGTTAGACAAAGAGCCGTTGGCAATATTAGATAATGTGTTATCCGAACCGCTAATTGTTTTGTTTGTTAATGTTTGTGTTGTGTCTGCGCCAACCATTTCTGAATAGTCAGAGCCGTTGTTTGTAAACTGCCACTGATCAACTGCTTCAACCCATTTAAGTTGTACTGCTGTCGAATCTCCTCGAAGAACTCTAATTCCTGCATTCTCACTAGGAGTTCCAGAAGTAAAGTTGCTGTTTAAGTCGATAATGTTATCAGCCAAACTAATTGTTTCAGAGTTGACAGTTGTTGTAGTTCCAGAAACTGTTAAGTCTCCACCAATCACCACGTTGCCTGTTGCTTCTAAATTATCATTGACATAAACTTTACCTGTACCTTTACCAGTAAGTGTTAAGTCTGTATCTGCTGTTTTAGATTCAAGCGAATCAACGTTGATTGGGTTTGTGAATGCAATTGCGTTGCCGGCGCTGTTTGTAATATTAATACCGTCTTCTAGTTGAAGAGGTCCTTTAATTGCAATAACACCTGATCCAGTTGCATCTAACTCTACATCGCCTGAACCACTTGTTTGAAGTGATAGGTTTTGGTTTGCATCTGCAGAAACAGTGATTGTACCTGAGTTATCAGAAACAACCTGTTGTCCGTTTACATATAATGAACCAGGACCTACGTATACGTCCCTCCATTGTTTTGTTGTGCTACCAAGACTATGTGTATTATCTGTATCTGGGATAATATCGCCTTGCATTTCAACGTCTGTTGTAAATGTAGCACCTGCAAAAGTTGGGTTAGATGTAGTATCTACTGCTTGTCCAATTGCTACTGAACCAGATGTTACTGTAACACCTGTGCCGCCACTAATGGCTGCTTGTGCTCTAGCATCTGTATAGTAAAGCTTGGTTGAACCTTCTGCTAAGTCGTCAGTGCTGAAGTCCGTCATATCAACAGTAATGCTATCTGCATTTACACTGATACCTGTTCCTCCGACAACATTAACTTCTACTAGTCCAGACTCACCGCCACCTGTCAAACCATTACCTGCTGTAACGCCTGTAATGTCTCCAGATTGTCCGTTAATTGTTAATGTTCCAGCATCATCGTCATAAGACAATGTGATGCCGGTGCCTGCTGCTAAAAGAGCAGCTACTCTATCGTCAATACGTTCGTTCGTTGAAAATAGATTTGTTGACCCTTCTGTAAGGTCATCTGATGTTGTGGGAACTGCTGAGTCTTTTGCTATTACATATCCACCTTGTGTGCTTCCATCATGGACACGGAGTTCTGAGTTCTCTGTATCGAAGGAAAGTTCACCGGCGGCACCAGTAAAAGCATTGTTTTGTGCTTCAGTTCCACGTCTAAATTGTACCTGTGTTGGCATTTCTAATCTCCTAAATTATTTAATATGTTCCGCCGTCTAATGTAGAGCCGTCAGCGAGGGTATCTGCTTCTACCGTACCACTAATATTTGTAAAGGGTATGTTACCTGAAATATTAGAAGCCGAAGCTAGCATCAATTCGTGACCGCCTTGAGTAGCACCATCGTGAACTCTCATAGCATAGTTACCAGTATTAACTGTAACCTCTCCGGCTAAGCCAGTGAAATTATTGTTTTCTGCTGTAGTACCTCTTCTAAATTGTACTTGAGTTGTCATTGGTTATACTCCTAGATTTTGAATTAAAGTGTTCCGAAATCTTCAGTTATAAGTATTCCAGGAGGAGCAGTTCGGCAATCATAAGATCTTTCAGTTGCAACACCAAAAGCATCTACACTTGATGCAGTCATGTCGCCGTAATCACCTGTTGGGAACACCAAGTTGGCATCTCCTACAACATAGTTAGATACTGCTACAACCGCACCGTCGGTATTCTTTGTATAAAGTATCTTGTCTGCTAAATTTAGAGCAACCTCACCAACTTCTAAGTTAGCCTGCGTGGGCACCGCCGAAGCTGTTTCCGACCTCTTCAGTTTGATTACTGTGTCTACCATCTTCCTCTTTCTCCTGTATGTTTAACTCTTCTAACTGAGCCGTAAGAGCATCTCGTTCTTTTTGTAAGATATTCATTCTAGCTTTTAGAACGAGATTTTCTTGCGTTGTTTCGTTAAGTTTTGCACTTAGTAATGCAATATATTCGTCAACTACATTATTTGGATTTTGTTCACTCATAATATTTCCTTTAATTAATTATTCTAGAACGTACCGCCGTCTAGTGTTGCCCAAACAGGCGTGCCGCTAGCATCTGCCATTAACAGTTGCCCTTCTGTGCCTGCTGCTGTTACTTGTAGAGCGCTAGTTCCGTTACCATAAACGATACCGTTTGAAGTAAAAGTGCTTGCGCCAGTACCACCGTCTGCAACACCAATCGCTGCTGATAGTCCAGAAATAGTTCCGCCTGTTACGTTGCCTTCAATGTTGGCAACCAATGTTGCTACGGAATAGCCACTTGCTGTAGTGTCAACAGTTGTTGTAGGCTCAACGCTAGAGCCAGTAAACATTTTGTATTTACCGTCATTAGCATCTCTGAATAAACCAGAGTATTTGTCAGCGCCGTCGTTAAAGATACCATAAAAACCAATGTCTAAAGCGTCACTAGAGTTGCCAGTTGCTACTTTAAATAATGGATCATTAACTGTCAATGTCTGAGAGTTAACCTGTGTTGTAGTTCCAGAAACTGTTAAGTTACCAGATACAGTTAGGTTACCGCCAATTGTTGGGTTTGTTGCTAGTCCAACTTGAATTTGATTGTCTGATACGGTTGTTGTTACTTCGTTAGCTGTACCAGCAAAAGTAAGTGTTTCGCCACCAGCTACTGTATCATTTGTTCCACTGTCCGCTGCAATATCAAATGATGTTGCAATTGCTGCTGTAGTTGCAGCAGTGACCCTACCTTTAGCGTCTACTGTTAAAACAGGAACTGCTGTTGTAGAACCGTATGAACCTGCGGATACGCCTGAGTTAGAAAGATCAAGTGTTACACCTGCTGTTTCAGAACCTGAGCCAGTTACTGTAAGGTTGCCGCTTCCTGCGTCTGCTACTGTGGCAACATAGTTACCTGTAGTGTCTGTACCAAGTGCAATAGCGTCTGCTGCCATTGTAGTTGCAATACTTACATCGCCTGAACCGTCAAAATTTACTGTACCTGTTACGTCACCTGTAAGAGCAATTGCTCTAGCTGTTGTTAGTGCCGCTGCTGTTGTTGCTGTATCTGCGTTACCTGTAAGGTCACCAGTTACATCACCTGTTACGTTACCTGTTACATTACCTGTAAGGTCACCAGTTACATCACCTGTTACGTTACCTGTTACTGCACCAGTGATATCGCCGGTTACATCGCCTGTTACGTCACCTGTGACATTACCCGTTACGTTACCAGTAAGGTCGCCTGTTACGTCACCTGTGACATCTCCGGTTAAATCTCCTGTTACGTTACCTGTAAGATCAGCTGTAATTGTTCCTGCAGAGAAATCTCCACTTGCGTCTCTCTTAACAAGCTGTGAAGCTGTGTTAGAAGAAGAGGCACCGTCTACGATATCGGTGTAAAATTTACCACCGATTTTATGTACAACCTGTTGATTTGAGGAATCAACCGATTCAATATAAAGAATCGCGGAATCACCTGAGTTGGCTTTATCCTGGCTATACGCCAGTTCGCCTTCGTTTAGATCCGATGTTGTAGGGGCTGTAGCTGCGGTACTTCTTTTAATTTGAATTACTGTTGCCATTTATTATCTCCTAGAATGTTTGTTTGTAATTTTATAATATAAATTAAAACTCTTAATAAGTACCACCATCTAAGCTTTCCAATTGTCCTGCTTCGATATTTTGTGCTACCCACTTGCCCGTAGGCTCATCATATACCAGTGTATAACCATCCTGTAAACCATTCGATATGTCGATATTCGCGAGCTGTTCTACTTTAGCACTGGTCACCTGTTTAGAGTTTTTGGTGGTGTTAGTAATTACTCGGTTTGAAGATCCACTACTTGGTATAGTTATCTTGATAGCCATTATCGGGTTACCTCTGGAGTTACTGTTACGATTCCTTCAAGCACTCTTAATGTTTCTGCACTTGAGGAAATCTCAATATCATATACATATCTTCCTGCTTTAAGACTTGAAGTCTGTTCTGCTGTTAAAGATATGGTTAATTCGCCCGTCAAATTTGTTTTCGCGGTTGTAAAACTTGTATAAGTATTACTGTAATACGATTTTCGTATTTGCGAATTCACAGTATAACTAGTCAGGTCCTTATCTGAACCGTCTTCGTTATCTAATTGCATAGTAAGAGAAAAAGTTGTACCTTGATCTATTACTAAATTTGAAACAGTTGCCATTTACGGGTTATCCTTTTATACTCGTTTATTTATAAGAAAATATAACTTGATATGAAAACAATTTTGACATTAAAATACGGGGACAAATATACGTCTGAGGACGTTAATCGTATTTATAATTCTATTCCAGGTGACTACAACCGCGTCTGTGTAACTGATAATCCTATTGGACTCAATAAAAATATAACAACAATACCTATAGATCATGAAATTGAAGGGCATTGGGAAAAGGTTAAACTGTTCAAACTTGAAAACTTAGGCAAAGTTCTTTATTTAGACTTAGATATTAGAATACAAAAAGGTATAGAACATTTGTGGAAAATGCTTGACAAGAACCCCATCATATGTTACACTTACTGGAAACCTCAAGAATTCCCTTATCACAAAGACAGTAGGTGGTCATATAATTATTTAAGCAATTTTAATTCTAGTGTGATGATGTGGGAAGATAACAGACATATATATGATTACTGGGAAAAGAATAAAGATTACTATATGGTAAAGTATGCAGGTGATGATAGGTTTTTATACCATGAGAGTTTTACATTTGAACACTTTCCCGAAAATGAGGTTTATTCATTTTGGTTTGATGGTGGTAAAATAAAAGACGCAACAATAGCATTATTGAATGGACAAGAATCAGTTCAAGAGGACATAGCAAAAAGATATGATGAACTTCGTATGTATCAAATGGGGAAGTAAATATTCTCCTGAATATGTAAACAATTTAAAGGCAATGGTTGAGAGACACTATACTCGACCCTGCACCTTTACCTGTTTTACAGATGACGCAGAAGGACTCGATTGCGCCACCGCGCCTATCCCCAATATTGAGCCACTGCATCCAGACTATTGGTTTGGAAAGGAAAACTTTTGTTGGGATCGTGCTAAGTTCCTTGTATTCAACTCTCATAAGTGGCTAGGCTATGAGGGTAAATGGTGTTACTTTGATTTAGATGTTATTGTTCAAAACAATATAAACGATCTATACAATCTAGCAAACAAACCTAGAATAATCGAATCTAAATGGCAACCACCCGGACAACAACATGAGAGATTCTTTATTGATATTAGAGGAACTTATTTTAATTCTAGTATGATGTGTTGGAATGGGAGTCAATGTGAGAAAATTTACTACGATGTTCTAGAACACCAAGATGTAGTATTTAAAACATTCTTTAAAGGATCAGATAACTACCATTACTGGAGACAAAAAAAGTTCTGGGGCAACATTCCTTGGGATTGGGTTTACTCTTATAATAGAGGAGCTCATCATAAAGAGGATAAAGAGAAGTATAAATATAGAGAGGAGTATAAAGTTTGTTTGTTTAATACAGACTTAACTCCAGACCCTGCAGCTAAGGCGCAGATTAAAATGAGTGAATTACAAGATGAGAAACTTTTGAGGCATTGGCATGGAGCTAACTTTAATAGCAAACTTACTGGATAGTAAGTACAGTCAAATCCATATAAACAATTTCTATACTCAGGCAAAGAACCTGATTGAGCAGCCTTTTGACTTCTTTGTTTTCACTACACAGGAAGAACTCGACAATATCAATAGCACTAAAAAGCGAGACGGCTTTGTAGACGGCATTCAATTCCATGTTCCAAAGTATGGAAAGCAGTGGTTAGAAATAGACTTAATACAACATACCAAGGATAATGGAGTTAGTCTTTTTACTACTCCAAACGTCTTATTAAATGATCCTATGGCCCTTTTATCGTACAAAGGCAGTGGTATTGATAAAGTTTTAATGCAAGACGAAAATGTTACATATTATATACATAAGAACAAATATGTACAGAATCTGATACAAAAATGGGATAGAGACGAACAAGACATAACATTTTATAACTACGAATTCAAACAAGAGTTTCAAGTTAACGAACTACCATCACTTCCGTTTTTAAATACACAAAACAAAGACTATCCAATTAGTCTTACAGATGATATCGTTACCTTTCCTTATTGGTACACTCATACTCTTGACAGCTACGTAGAAAACTGTTATAATAGGTCTATAGATTTGTATCCTTACTTGCCTTCTGAAATAGAAATGGAAGTAAATGGATTTAGCTATGATGAGGTTGTTAGGATCTTTAATAAGGACTTTCTAGGAAAGTCTAGAATGACCAAGTTAATTTTATCCAATGACGTAGAAGAGCCAAGTTTATGTGAGGACTTTTACGACATCTCTGAATACTTTCTAGAGTTTGAAGGTGTGAGTGTAGATGTATTAACAGACTTAACATCACATGATGAATTTTGGTGGGGTAGCACCGGGATACTATATAGAAAAATGGGTAACATCACTGCTACAATTGATGACATTAATAACAAAGACTTTGATAAACAAATTACAAATGCAAAGGCCTTGTTAAAGAGTGGAGCTCGTGTTTTTTGGCAATACACTAGAACCACACAATCTGATAATGACATTGAAGAGGCAAGAGCGTTATCCAAAAAACATAAATTCAGTGGCTTTACTTTTATTGAAAACAAGCCACCTGAACTACCAGTTAAAGAAGAAAGAATAATTGTTAAAGAACTTCCAGACTATAAGTTAATAGAACTTGATACTCTACAAACAAAACCTAAAGAGGCAGACTATGTAGATGTAAAAGTTAAATTTGAGAAGAAGGTTAGATGTAAATCTAAAATTGAGAATAAATGTTACATAGACAAGCGAGGAAATGTTTTCCCGTGTGTTTACACTGCTAGAGAAATACTAGAAGCAGACATTAATCCTTATGAAGATACAGACATCATATATAATTGGAAGGCCAACAATTGTAAGTTAGAACCGCTAGAGTCTATTTTGACGAATGCTTTTTACACAGCATACTTCAATAATAAATTAAAACTAGACCCTAGCAACATTTGTAAACTAAAATGTGGAGCGTGCAAAAATGTATAAATCAACAAGGAAAGCGGATGCGTATTTTGGATCCTTTGATACTTGGGATAAAAAAGATACGGACGATGTAATCGACTCTGTTAGAAACGGCAAGTTTGTTTCTATTGTCGTTCATTGTAATAAAAATCAATTTGAGGAAAAGACAAAGGATATTGTTTCTGAGCTAGTTAACTATAGCTTGATGTATGGTAGAGATTTTGTCATTCAACACGTCGTGGAAGAACTATGAGGGTAAATATAGTCTGCTCTAAATGGGGCTCAAAGTATGGGCCTCATTTTGTTAATCGTTTGTATAACATGACGAAACGGCATGTCGACAAAAAACACGACTTTCATTTTTATTGTTATACCGACGATGCAGAAGGACTTTTAGATGATATTAAAGTTATTGATTTTCCTGATATTCCCAATATCCATCCTAAGTATTGGTTTGGTGGCGACAACTTCAAGTACGGCATGGCAAGATGTTGGGATAGACCCAAGACGTTTGTATTCAATACTCATAATTTTGCAGACGATAAACCTACTGGCCGCTTTATTTTCTTTGACTTGGATGTCATCATTCAACGTGATTTAGAACCTATCATTACTTACAACATGGAGCGTCCTACAAAGATGCGTTCATGGTGGCAAGATCCCCGCCCAATGAAAACACGAAGATTCAAACTTTCACACGGCGCATACACAAACGGGTCCTGTCAAGTTTGGAGCGATGATCAATGTGAGATTATTTGGAACGATGTATTAGAGAATCAAGAAAAGATATGGTTCACTTATACCGACGGAACAGATAACTATCACAGTTGGAAATGGGGCATCTATGGTGAAAACCTGTGGGACTACTTCCCATCTGAATACGCCTATTCGTATAACAGAGGTAGAGATTGGGACAGTGGTGATATGGATGTCGGAGTTTATAGAGAAGGTTGTATTGTTTGCGTGTTTAATGTAGACTTACTACCATTTGAGGATAAGAGTAGAGGACACACCAAACAAGATGAGTTGGTAGATCCTAAACTATTAAAGCATTGGCAATGATAAACATTTATACCGTGAAGTGGGGAAACAAGTATTCCCACAAGCACGTTCAAGCAATTTACGAATCCTGTGTTAAGAACATTAGCTCAGAGTTTAAGTTCTTTTGTTTAACAGAAGACCCTAGAGGATTGTCTGAAGATATAAATGTTATTCCACTACCTAAAAATAATAACTTAGAAAAGTGGTGGAATAAAATGTACTTGTTTGATGATAATGTAGTTCGTCAAAAGGGCGAGAAAATGTTTTTCGACTTAGATGTTATCATTCAAAGAAACTTAGACGAATGGGTTGAGTTTGATCCTGAGGATTGTTTGTGTTTCATTAAGACACACTGGCATGATATGGAAACTCAATATAAAGATACAAGACACATTCCACATAAGTATACTGACTTGAACTCGTCAGTTTTAAGATGGAATGATAATTTAAATACCGAAGATATTACTTTATATCTTAACAAGCATCTAAAACAGATACTTTGGTATTACAGGGGAATAGATAATTTCTTCGGACACCGCGGTGTTGCTAGGATTAAATATTTTCCAATTGGGTGGGCGTACAGTTATAACCAAGGTTATATTTGGCCCCATGATACAGAAAAACAAGTCTATAGACAAATGCCTTACGTTTGTTTATTTGATTCAATGGGAAGGAAAGAAGATGTCAAATTTGAACTATAATTTTTTAAACAGTCTCCAACACTGGGGCGATGGACTAGCTAAAGTCGAACATGAAATGAAGCATAAACATGAGGACTTTAGACAGGCTCTCAATCCGAATACTATGGAAGCAGGTATTTGGATGGTGGAAGAACTAAAGAAAGTTCTAGAAGAACACTATATGAAAGAAGAAGGATTGAATATTCTTGTTCTAAATTCTTGGTTAGGTATTCCTTTAGTGCCTCTGCTTTGTGAAAACTTATCTGTAGGGCAACTACACTTGGTCGATATTGATCCTGAGGCTTTAGAGTTATCTAAAGTTTTTAATGGGCATTATATTAAAGAAGAGTTCATTAAGATTAATCACTGGAACTTAGATGTTCCTTTTGCGTTTGACGAACTTAATCAGATGAATGTAGATGTTGTTATATCTTTAGGGTGCGAACAGATGTATCCGTTACAAGATCTTTATACTGCTAACAAGCATGCAATATTTGCTTGTCAGTCTTCTAACGTAATGGAAGAAATGTACGGCATTAATTGTGTTGATAGCGAACTTGCGCTAATAGAAAATATAGGATTAAAGGACACTTATTATAGTGGCAAGACAATTCAATATTATTATTCGTGGGACGGTAAAAAGTTTTACGATAGATTTATGGCTATTGGTAAGAAGTAGCATCTTCTCCTGAGATATCTTCAATCATGTTACGCCACAATTCTAAATGTGGAATAACAAACCCTAAAGTAAGGCGATCTTCATATGAACCTGCACAATGGTAATAAACTTTGTCAGGTTCTCTACCCCTTCCGTAGTATCCTACTTTACAAGCCCAACCTGCTTTATCTTTCATTGTAACAAGTTCTTTAGTTTTAGGATCTAAATACTTAAAGAATCCATTACCCGTTGGACTATAAGATAAAAGAATATTATAGCCAGATGCATTCCAGTTATTGTGCCAGGCCATAAATCCGTCTTTAGGATAGTAAACTTGAACTGCTTGATTTCTAGCACCTAAGTAAGCACACAATTCTCTATTTAACTCTTGACACTTTTCTCTGTGTTCACGAGGAGTTCTTTCGTCCATTAATATATCTATAGATTTTGTATGTTCTGGGTATCCAACATGGGCGCCATCCTTTGCAACAATCATATCTAAGTATTCTTTTTCACAGGCAGTATCTATAGTTTCGTCGCCTGCTCTTTTCCCGTCAATATGTTTTTCAAGTTCAGTTAAGTCTTGACTAAAAAACCAGTCGGTGTACGGTTGAAGAATATCTAATAGCTCGTCGCTTATGTTAACCCATTTCATTGTCTACCTCATATAGTTGCCAATAATATATATACTTATCCCAGATACCTACTGTATTTAAGTTTCTCAAACATTTATAACCAACACTTTCTAACATACCTCGTGTTGTATCTGCAGATAAAGAAACTCCATATCTAATAGGTTTAGTTATTCCTTTATCATCAGATCTAGCAAACGCCTCTCTACCATCTTCCCTAGTATTATACTTGACAATAGAATCTTTTGCTTCTAAATTAGATATAATAATTCTTTTAGGTTTAGATCGGTTTACTATCTGCTCTAACAAGTGTTCTGGTGCTAGCAAGTGATAAAGTAGTCCGCAACAAACTACCGTATCAAATGTCTCATTATGTTCTTTGTAATAATCATTTGCAGTGCCATTGTATATTTGATTATCACTTAATGATGTCTTAACCTTTAAAGCCTCTAGTGCGTCACCTGTGTTAGGTTCTACAACCTTAAGAATTTTTGGTTTTCTTCTTTGGATAAGTTCTGTGTGGAATCCGATTAAAGGTCCCAATTCTAAAACTGAATCTGTCTCTTTAATTTCTGAAAAGAAGTTGTCGTATGTCCACTCATTGTAAAGTTTCCACTGCTCGACTTCACTCATTACTTAAGCTGCCAATTAGGAATTGTGTAGTGGTATAAAACGATGTCAGTCCCTTGAAGTTCTTCATCCTTGTATCCGTTTACAAAGTTCCACCTTGCGTCAGGCTCATTAATAAATCCCCAATTTACTTTATGATCGCTGTAAGTTAATAGTCGCCACATTGTAAAAGTATCCCATTTAATTGCGTCTATAGGATAATGTGCGATATCATATTCTTTTGTTTGTTGGTGTAAGTATTCACCATACCACGCACTCATTAGAGCCAGTGTATCAGGTTTGTCGTTGTAAACAAACCAACCACAGTGCATAGTCATTTCTTCTGTGTTTGAAAGTTTTGTTAGTTTGGCATTGTAAGGTCTTATCTTTGTAAAGACTAAATCTTTATCGCCGAGTAGATCAAAAACATCTTGGATATCTTCATGCCAACATTCCATATCACAATCTAAATAACAAGTTCTTTCGTATGGAGTATGTTCTAGTGCCCAGAGTTTAGCTCTAATATGACTAGGGACTTCCCATGTAATTACATTATCAAATAATTGATATTGTCCAGGTTTTAGTTCGCACTCTGGGTGTGCGGTGTCTACCCATTTTTCTTCTGTGTAGAAAGTAATTTTAGCTTCGGGCCAAAAGTCTATAATAGACTCTGCTAGTTTGATTGCGGCTCTAAAGTAGCCTGGCATTTTAGTTGCGACAATTACAAAACCGTCGCCTTCTCGCTTAGACATAATATATTCCTATTCGGATTCTAATTCTTTTTGTAACAATATCGTAGCGTATGCTGCTACCTCCATAGGAGATTTGGACTTTCGAATTAGTTTTTTAAACTCGACGTTGGTAGAGTTTTTAATAAGAGGTATTTCAAATGCTTCCAACTTTGATGCAAACAGTGATTCTTGTTGTGCTCTTGCTGCTTCGGCTTCTCGCCTTTCCATTTGTCTACGCACATTTTCGTTTCTGCGCTTTAGACCCTCTGCGGTATTTTCGTCAATTTGTTCTTCGGTGAATTGTTCTAGTATTGCTAGATAGTCGGGATTCGTTCCATCCTTATCCATAATAGAAGCGAGGCTACGTCTGCCATCTGGCATAACAATAGTAGCAATAAGATGCTTTGCTTCCTTATTGGACCAATACGGAAATTCAAATTTGGTAGGTTCTTTTTTTGCTTTTTTAGGATCGATTAGTTCAACTTTGACATCTTTGACATCAAACTTCTTTTTACTTCTCGCCATAATTTACTCCATAATTAAAATGTATAACGGCATTATAACTTATATATAATGCCTTGTCAAGTCCTATTTAAGCAGTTCTCAACCAAAGTGCAATGGTTGAAAGTGTTTCTTTACTCGCTTGAATAGTGTCGCCTGCGTATGTTCCGGCATATGTGCCTGAATACGATCCTGAGAAATACCCAGTATATGAGCCGGTGTAGTAACCTGTATATGCTGAAGTTCCTACATAGTTACCTGTATAGGTTCCATCATAGTAACCTGTATAGGTTCCGGAATATGCTGAAGTTCCTACATAGTTACCTGTGTAGTAACCAGTATACGTTCCAGTGTAGTACCCGGTGTATGTCTTAGGTCCTGTGTAGTAACCCGTATACGTTCCAGAATAGTATCCTGTATATGTAGCGTGTGCATAACCTGCGTAATATAGAACATAGTTACCTTGATACGATCCAGAATAGTTTCCAGCATATGCTGAAGTTCCTGCATAGTTACCTTGATACGATCCTGCGTAGTTACCTGAGTAGCTTCCACTGTATGTTTTGGCGCCCACATAACCACCCACGTAGTTACCTGCATATGTTCCAGAATAGTTACCGGTGTATGTTTTGGCGCCCGTGTAGTTACCTGCATATGTTCCTGAGAACGCCTGGTTATAAGCCCCGGTGTAAGATCCTGTGTAGTTCCCTACATAGTTTTCAGATTCTATTTCCTGTTGAGTGTTACTAAAGGAATCTCCCATCTGTACCCAAGTACCACCAGATGAAGGAGCAGATTGTTGTACCTTGTATGTTCCGATATTTGTATCTATGATTCTATTTCTAAAACTAGGAACCATCTGTTCCATTTCTGCATCGCTCATCATTCTAACAGAAGATCCGTCAGTTTTAAGTGCTGCTAAATCTGAGTTGGGGCTAGATGTAGGTGCAGTCTTTTGCCACAAGTAAGTTGTGGAGTTGCCGCCTTGTGCGGTGTCTGTAATTGTATATCTAGATGTCCACGTGCCGCCTGTAGGAGCAGTAGGTCTAAGTGAATACTGTCCAACGGTGTAATCTGATTCGGTAACCATACTATCAATCGCTTTATCTAAAACGTCAGTATCTAAGTCGCCGTCAGTCATTTGTTTGATTGCGTTATCCCAACCAACTACTCTATCAGTAATACTTTCGGTTGCTGCTGTTGTTACTTGGTTAAATGCGTAATTAGTAGTTGTGGTAGCTCCACCTGAAGGGTGAGCGCCAATTGCATCGTTTCTTTGTGTATCAACGAATGTACCAATGCCAGTACCCGATCCGTTAATGTTTAACTCAGCTGTGCCTGTACCATCAGAGTCATCGGCAAACTTTTGTGTAATAACATTTGAGAGATATTGATTAATTTCACCATCGCTCATCTCTTGTAAGCCCTGGTAATTTGCACCTGTTATAGGAGTGCCTGATGCTTTGATTCGTAAAGGTCTCATTCTTAATTAATCCTCGTGCCTGAGCTGTTAAAAATTAGTGTATCTGAAAGCGAATTCCATTTAACGCCTGAGATCGCTACAAGCCTCAGAGTCATGCCAGGACCTAGATCTCTAGCTGCGTCTACGCTACCACCGTCTATTTGATCGCCCGATTCAGGCCATAGTTTAATACTTACCAAAGTGTCGTTTAATACTGTAACAACCTTACCGGTTTCTGCTGCTGGTAGTTTGACACCTTGTGCTGCCGTCGCATTAGTTACAACGTGGAAGGTTTTTGTTAACGCTGTTGCGTCACCTTGTGTTGTTCCTGCTGCTGTAACACCCGAAGTAGTACCAAGCTTAGTCTCACCGGTTACTGAAAAATCTCCGGATGCTGTTAAATCAGCGGCTACGATTGAGTCCCCGGATTGGTATTTGTCAGTATTTAGGTTGGTAAAGTTTGTATCGACTTCATTATTAGTTAAAGGACTACCCTTAACTGATCTTAATGTAATTGTTGCCATGTCTTTACCTTCTAATTAATTTTATTAATAATTTGAGTTAACATTACTTTAATATCTGTCATCTCTTGTTTAAGAGTATTTATATCATCTACGCATTGATCTATACGCATTTTCTGTTGTAAATTAACTCTCTTTTTCTCTCGATACGCTTCGAGCTTGTTAATACTAGTGCTTAACAATGCCTTAGAGTGAGGGTCTCTCTTTAACTCTGCGGAATCGTCTAGGCTTATTAATGTAGTATTTATAGTCTTCATAATTTTAAGCCTGTAGTGCAATTGCTCTCATATCTTTAACCAAAGGAGGTGTTGCTGTGTTTGAACCTTGTGGGACAATCTTAACTGCAAAGGATTTATAACTGCTATATGTAACAGTTGAAGAACTTGCCGTTGCTGTAGCCCCTGTGCCACCACCGCCTAATATTGTTATTGTAATTGTACCGCCATCATAATCTCTACCACCGTCAGTTATATCAATAGATGATACGACTGATCCAGTAATATTTGCTACTGCCTTAGCTCCGTAGCCGCCACCACTGTGCGTAATTTGTACAGTAGGAGGAGAAGTATATCCGCTTCCGCCTGCTGTAACCGCAATCGAACCTACTGTTTCTACATCATACTCAAATATACCACTATTCAATCCTGCATTACCGCTTCCTTTATCAGCAAGTCCATACAAGTATTCTTGATATCCTGCTTGTGTTTCAAAAGGAGGAGATTTGAGTGTTAGTGGTTGCCAGTATGCGTCGTCTAACAAGCTGCCATCATCTGCAGAGTTTAAGAACTTACCATAAACCAACACGCTTGAACCTGGAGGAACATCTGCGGTTAAGTATACATTTAGATCTTCTGCATCTTGTCCTTCATCTAGAACAACACGTCTAGAAATATATCTACTAGAAGCGTCTCCGCCTCTTCTTCCATTTTCAGTGGCTGCTGTATTGTTTAGATCATTCTTCAAACATAGCGCTGAGATCTGTTCTATATCCAATACAGGAGATAGGTTAGGGTTAGAACTGCCTATTACAAATCTAACATTACCTGTTTTGTTGCCACTGTATAGTCTAGACTCTTCTGAGTAAGAGTAGATTGTATGTTGTGCTTCCAACTCTTCCGTAACACCTGAGGAGATGCTTGAATATGTTGTATTAAGAGTAGCACCTGTTTTCGTAAAGGCGATCTGTGATTGTAGTGATGTTTGAGAAGGACTTAATTGTCCACTGGTTAGAGCAACAGCATCTACAATTTTGTTGGTAAAGGAAGTAATAGTAGCATAAGTATCTACAGATCCTACCATATCTCCTACAGTAAATACTCCAGAAGATACTTCAATGGCTCCATAATTATATAAACTGTTCCATTCTTTAACTTGTCCAACGTTTAGAGACAATGTAATAGTTGCGTCTGTAGATGCACCGCCACCCGACACATTAACAGTAGGCGCCGCTGTATATCCTGATCCCGGATTTGTAATAGTGATCGAATTGACTTGCCCGCCCGAAACTGTTGCTGTTGCTGCTAGTCCAGATCCGTTGCCGCCTGAGAACGTTAACGTAGGCGCAGAAGTATATCCCGCACCACCCGAGGTTATTGTTGGATTGAATGAGTGTACAAATCTTCCTGGTTCAAAACTAGTATTAGCTGTTGTAGCCCAAGAATCAAAACTGATCCAATCCATATTTTTGTTATTAAGATTAATTGTCTTATTTGAAGAAATATCAAACACACACTTTCTAATAGCAAACATCATGTCTTCTGATTGGATTGGTGTCCATGAAATATTGTTTGCCGAGGAGAACAATATGCCGTCATGTGGCTGTTTAGAAATTCTATCCTGTGTAGCTACTTGATTCTCTCCAAGTTCTGATACCCAGAGTCTAAAGTTTTCATCGTTTCCTTCAGGCATAGGTACAATACAGTATGATGTATCGTTTTGTAAAAATACCGGCGCGTCGAATCTAAAGTTTGTTGAATTGAATACCGGTGTTGACCCTTCCATATAGGAAGTAAACATATCTTCAGGACCAACGTATTTGTCTGCAAAAGGCAGTACTCTCGCTCCTGGAACACCGTTAATCACTTCTCTAATTTGTAGGTTAATTCCGTTAGTTGTTGAAACTGTTTCAAAGAACAAATCAACTGAGTCAATAAAGACACCACCTGGGTGCCCAGTAACCTTAAAGGTTTGAGCAAGTGGATCCATACCGAAAGTTCCAAATCCGAAGTCAATAAAGTTCTGCCCTTCCCAGACATCAATCATGCCCCAATCAACGTCAGGAATCGGGGGTTCAACCACTGGTTCTGGTTCAGGCTCTGGTACAGGAACTACCACTGGTACAGGAACTGGAACCTCAACAGGAACTGGAACCTCAACGGGCACTTCAACAATAATAGGGTTGTCTACTGGTACAGGAACTGGAACCTCAACAGGTACTGGTGTTGATGGAATCGGTACTGGAACTTGAATTGGATTGTTGATTGTAATTGTTTCAATAACAGGAACAGGTACTGGTGTTGGAATTACTGTAACTGTAGGAGGAGGTAAAGGTGTTCCTGATCCAGGAGTATATTCCAAACTTGTATCTGTTACAACTCTACTTCTTGTTGTTTGCGTAGAAGATACTTGAGCTGTTCTCATTGAAACAATAGTGTCTTGAACTTCACTAGTTAATCCAGATGATTGGAATAATACTTCTGCTTCTGTTGTTAAGAATTTGGCTCTATCTTGTGGGTCGTCATTTACTCTTAGAATACGAGAACCCGTTCTAAATACACCCTTAGGTACATTGAAAAAGAATGTACAGCTACCGTTTTCGTCTGTAAAAATTTGTCTTCTTGTATCTGTATCAGTAAGTCCTGATGTCGTTCTGGCGGATTCAGGAACACAATATTTTGATACTGGCTCTCCGTCAAAGAAAGGATACAATCTAGTGTTAGGTTTCATTCGTGTAACAGTGGCTGTCAACTGAATATTTCTCATGAAGCCAACAATGTTTGTGCTAACTACCCTAGGTCCGATTCTTTCAGATTCTCTTTCTCCCTCAGTAATACTGATGGAAGTTCCAATTGCCTCTTGTCTTTGTGAGGTTGTGGTAGTTGTAAATGTGTCCGTCTGTTGACTTCCTCCGCCTGTGCCATTAGCAACAGCTCGCTCTACACTTGTAGACTCTCTTGTAACTTGTGCTGCGCCAACGTCTTCAAAAACACCCCATTGCGTTCCCCAAGCATCAGCCATTTGCTGCCAAGCATCAAAATTGCCGTCAAAGTTTGTAGTAACATCTGGAAGTACCGTCGTATCTACAAAATTGTCCACAGGAGGATTAACTTTAATGTCACCAACATAATTAAACAATAACTCTGTTACCAAGTTTTTAGGTTTACTACACTGGTAGTTAGACTGCATCACTGTATTCGTGTATGGCAGTGTTCCTATATTGTTTCTTATATTACCCGTTGTTCCTGTTACATTAACCCTTAAAGGAATATTTTCGTTATGGAAGAACGGACGTAGAGTTTGATTTTTAGGATCAATCGCTGCGTGATAATCTGGATCTGCTACTGCTCCAATATTAGTACCTGTAAATGCATCTACTAATATACCGTTCTTAAATCTGTCTAGATTGTTTCCATCTAAAATTGTAAGGTCTGCTGCATTTTTCTCTAGTATGGATAGAGTTGTATAATACTCTAAGTTTTCAATACGCTTTTCTAATACGCCAATGTCTCGCATTGTGTATCGTTTGTTATTAGTATTCTTTACCGTAATTCCCAAATCGCTTCTGTTAACATTAATTGCTGCCTTAGTAGAAAGCGTAGGATAAGGAGACAAGATAAACGATGCCAACTCCATTGACTTAACAGGTGTTACTGGCAATTTAGGTTTGTCTGAATATTCAGAATAAACTGGAGTAAAGAAACCATCTGAGTCTAGTACAATCTTACAACCTCTTGCTCTGTAATATTCTAAGTCTGTTGTAAACTCTTGTACAGGAACAGGGTTTGTTAAGCCTGTTGCAGGTCTGTCAATAACTTCTTGGTCGTCTGGATTGACAGGTGCTGAAGCAACTGAACTTGCAGGTGTAATTGTGTCTGTAATTCTAGGCCTAAAGTCAATAACATTCCTGAGATTAAAGTCGCCATATTTTTGTGACTTGTAAATAGGAATTTCTTCAGTTTTAATACCGATTGCTCCAGTATCGTCAACTGGGTATGAATCCACACAAAAGAAGGATGCTTGAGAAACAGTATGTGTAAAGTAGTCCAACTTAACCAGCAAGTAAGGATAAGAACTGAGATTTAATGTACTCGAAACATTTTTAACAATTTTACAATGTCCGTAAGTATTATCTGTTTGCCCGTTGTTAAATGTAAATTGATTCGTTACGTCTATAGCGCCAGTCTCATAATCAGAGTTAGATGATGCTGTAATGCTTTTAATTTTAAATCCGTCAGATACACCCAAGCTATAAGTGCCTGCTGTACCTTGAACGTGAGAAGAAGTATCAATTTTAATATACTTGTCTTCTATTAAAGACTTTCCAATCGGGGAGTCGTCTGCCTTTTGAACATTAACATATAGTCTTACGTCTGTTGCTAAAGCTAATGTTGCTCCTAAGTTAATAGTGATTGATTGTGAGCTGTTCTTTGTAAAAGTTGCTCCTGTCAAATCTACGTAATCACCTGCGCCTTTAAGACCGCCAGGTGTTAACGTTACCGCTCCTTTCAACAACATAATAAAATTGTTTTCAATAGTTGTTTGAGTAAAGCTTGAATATGGGAAAGTTTCGTCGCCGGTTAGAGTAATTGTAAGTTGCCCTGTTAATCCCAAGGACACATCAAACTCTTTTGTATAGGTGAAGTTATAATCATAACCACCACCGTCTGTGCTTAGTTTTCTAATTGCGTTGTAAGGCATCTTCCAAAGAAGTTTGTTGAAGTTAGTTTCTTTTAGAACAGCCTTACTTGATTCTAATACAACATCTGCAAATCCGTCGGTGTCTGAGTGATCAAAATATATTGATCTAACACTAGCAAACGTTCCTGAGAACATTTTAATATCATACAAATAAACTCTGTATTTTGCAGCTGTTGTTCCGATAGTCCCGCTTTCGTATACATAATGTCTAACTTTTGCTGAACCAATTTTATTACCAGATAAGGATCTGCTATTGGTGAATGCAGTATCATATAAATCAACACCACCGCCGCCATCTACGTCTAAGATGCCTGAGATGTTATCAACAACAATATAGTTTCCGTAAGCTGTACTTATTGGAATAGATTCTCGTAGAACATAGTCTGTAGACTTTTCAACCTCGATCTTTCTAGATTCGTTAAGTTTTCTAGGATAACCTTTAACAACAGATGTGCCAGGATCTACTACTGCAAATAATTTTGTGGAGTCGCCACCGTCAGCTAAGTCTAGAACACCACCGTTGCCTTGCCCGTCATTTAGATGTTCTCTGAGTCTAACTTTATGACCTCTAACAGTATAGTCTCCAGACTCATTAAAAGTTCTAATGGCAAGTTCTTTACCCAATCCATTTAAAGGATCTGACTCTATAACCGCTCTATTAAAGTTGCTGTACCTAAAGTCTGCATATTTGTAAAAGTTTTCAGGTACTGTAAAGGAATTTGTCGTTCCTTCAGTTGCAGTTTTTATGGATACCAATTTAACTTGGATTTTATATCTATCTGCGCCAGGTGCATTAAAGTTATAAGAGCCACTGGCAGGATCTAACAATGTTTCATCATCGCCCGATTCAACTACACTTTCTACTAATTCAAAGCCGACGAGATATTCATTTGGCGATGTGTCGTATTTGTCGATTAAAACTTCCATTGGATTGGTTATAACAAACTGTCCACGCACATAAATGATACCGGCACCTAGCTTTAATTTTTTAGCCTCACCGTAATATCTATTTTTACTATCTACGTTTACGCCATTAACAACAAACGTATTACCGTCTCTAGCTGTAGCTACATCAGATGCATCTCGAGATCCTACGTGTAGTGTTTCGCCTGCTATGAAATGATCTTGAAAACTAGAGTTTTGAGAAGAGCTTGTATATTGAAGATAAAACGTCTTCATGTCAGGCACTTCTGATTCTGATCCTGTTGTAGCCTTAAGAATTACTGCTTTTAGTTTTGAAGTTTCGCCGTATACAGTATCTCCAACGTATGATGCTAGATCAGTATTTTCGATTGAAAGACCGTTAAAATCTGTGTCATTAACTTTGATGAATGGCAAATCAGTGAGTGATTCAGCACAGCCAGTTACAACTGCACCTTCTTTTAAAACATACTCTCCCAACTTAGAAGTCTGATGTTGCAACAATGTTTGCAACTGAGTAAGCTCTCTAGCTTGAACTGCGACTCCTGGCTTGAAAAGAATTCTATTAAATCTTTTGTCCGCGTCGAAATCATCGAAGTAGGGTGATGCGTTTAAGTTAATTGCCATTTATTTTTCCTAAAAATTAATTATAGCTTTAATAGTTTCAACCTGATCTGTAGATCTTGTAATAGCAGGCCTGTTTTCTATATACACTAGAGTTCCGGTTTTCATATTAACCTCGGGAGCTGTAATACTATTTATAGTCATTCCAGTCTCCCCTTGAGTGGTATTTTCTAATATACTAGCTACCGTAATATACGGAACAATTCCTTGTAAGTATACGTCTTGAGTTAATCCATCGCTATTTGCGACTGAGGTAATTACTCTAAATCTACCTTTATCATTACTTTGAATGATATCGTCTTCAACATATTTTGAAGCATCAGCTAGATCTACATTAACTATAAAACTTGCTGTTCCTGTGAGGTTATTATATATGTTACTGTCTGAATAATTTTGGACATTCTTAATTAGTCCAACTTGTCTAAAATCGTTTCCTTTTATCAAATCTTCGTTACTATTATCAGCAAGGGATATAGTAATACCGAGAGTAGTAGCAAACAATTCTTTGGGTGGGTGTGATCCGTGTCCGCCCTGAGGAGATATAACACCACGAGCCGTTGCTCCCGAGCCAGTGGCTGCAGGGTCGGTATTAACAATTGTAACGTTAACCCATGTATATCCAGATCCTGGATTTGTAATCTCTACTCCTAATATAGCTCCTGTTCCTGGGGCTACAAATATTGTACATTCTGCTCCAGATCCGTCGCCTTCAACCACACATTTAGCATCGCCGGCAATATAATCCTGTCCTGTTGTAACAATATCAATTCTGTCCAACGTTCCAGAAACTGCAGAACCTTCTACGTTTGTTTGGAGTGAAGGGAGAGCATCAACGTCACCGAGTGATACCGATGCTGTTGCGCCAGTTCCACCGCCGCCCACTAATGAGATGAATGCAAAGGTGTAACCTGAGCCGGCATTTGTAATATTAATAGCCGTAACTTCTCCTGCTACTACGGTAACTTCTGCGGTTGCCCCAATACCATCTCCTGTTATAACAGCTGCCGGTGCTGAGGTATACCCGCTACCTGGCGCTGTTACGGTGATTAAATCTAATTCACCGTTGACGTCGAACTCTGGGGCTCCTGTTAGTTTTCTAACTGGTATATGTTCGGAGTCTAAAAATCTTGTCCTGTCCGAGGATGCAATTTGGAATAAAAATTTCCATACATACCCGTCGGAAGTTTCGTGTACTGAAGAACTAATACTATTAGGCTTTATTGTGCTTGGAGCATTATAATTGTTGCCAAGACACTTGTACACTTTATATTCGTCTGTCATTACATAAAAGTTCGCTTCATGTAACGTAGACGCACCTGAATATGACAATGAACTAGGGGAGTAGTTTATGTCGTAAGTGTCATAAACAGTCCCACTAGTCCAGTCAATTCTTCTTGCTAGTAGACAGATATCTGCTGGATTTATTTTTTGTAGAAACAATGTTTCATTTTTGAAATTGTTCACATATAAATCTGAGTCAATTGGAAGCTCAGGCGATTCTTCATCAGCCCAAGGTGTAGTTTTACCTACCGCAAAGTTAAAGATATCATATCCATTAATTATATCTCTATAATAGGATCTTGCTAACTCTGCTCTTCCAATTTGTCGTAGTAATACTGCCACTATATTTTCCTATTCTATTAAGAAATAGTTACGGTCCAAGTTACTGTCATAGTATCTTGAGCGCCTTTGTTAACTACAGAAAACACTGTACGGCAAAGCATAGTGCCGCCAGATGCGCCGTTAAGAACGCCTGCTTCTGTAATTGCTCCTGTACCTGTACCTGCAGCAAATGATGCTACAAACTCAATAGAGTTATTTGTAACAGTATCAGAAGTTAGAGCTACTCTTGCCAGTTCGTTACCCAGCTGGGTATCGACTGAAGTTGCTGCTGTATCGTCTGAACCAATTGCCATGTGTGACATCGCTCCAGGTGTAGAATTCATTCTTGATGCAATAAAATCTAAACCTGCGTCAACGACTAGGTTGTTAGTAGTAAATTCTTCTTTTACTAAACCTTGAGCGTCTTTAACGACTACATGGACTTTACCTTTAGCCTTAAGGCTATCTTTATTAAACATTGTTATTCTCCATTTGTTTAAATTCCATATCCACTACCTACATAATCTCCGCCGAATACATCTCCTGCGTAATCCTGTAAGTTTAATATTCCAGAGTCTGAGCTACTAGTGGAATCTGGGGTTAAAGTTGTTGTTGTATTAAGTGCAACGCTATCTATAGCAGACGCCGTTAACACTAGTTTCTTGTGTTTATTTATATAGGAAATAATACTCCCTACGTAATCTTCCAGGAAATAATCTTGGGCAGCATAACTGTTTGTTAGAATATGCAATTCTTCAAACGTCTGAGCCTCCTCTTCGTGTGGTACAATACCTGCCGTAATTGCGGGCAATGATGTAGCCGTTACAGAGTCTGTAATAGTGCCTTGATTAAATTCTAAACCAAATGAGCCCACTGCTGTGAGACTCTCTTGTATACCTTTCTGCATATCATAAACAGTATCTTCTGAAAGTGCTACTGTTTCTGATTCTGCTTTGCCTAGTACCTTAGCAATTAATTCGGAAGTTGACTGATTTTCAGTAAACGTCCTATTGTACGAAATTAATGATTCGAATATATCAGTGGCATTTTGTGCCTCCTGAAATTCTCTATTATAATCCACCACTCTATCAAATATCTGAGACACATTTGCTGTATCAGATTTACTTGTTTCAAATAGTTGAAGTACCGACTCACCTTGTGTGGTGGTGTCTTGTTTATTAATTCCGAAAGTCTTACTTACACTTTCAGAAACATTTAATGCCTCTGAGAAGTTTTTGTAAATATGTAGCCTAACTACAATAACAGAAGCATTAACATCATCAGTTGCAAAGAACTTACTGAAGATAACACCGTCTGTTACTATAGATAAGTTTGCGCCAAAATCTATATTGTGTTTAATAATTAGATCGCCGAAAACTTCCATACCCGCGGGGTGTACCAATTCTCTTATAGACTTGTTCCATCGGCTTTGTGGAATTCCGGTTTTAACAACGTAAGAATACTTTTGATATTTTCTATTATCTTGTAGTCTGTTTACGTCCGATAGTTTGCCTCTATCATTTAAGTATTTACCAGGATAAGAATATAAGTACCCTGTAATTAATTTGATATTAAAATTTAACCCACTTGGTGTTGTAATGGGCAAAGTTGTATCTGCTCCTAAGAAGCCAGAACCAGATTGTACGATTGACCACAATGTTGGCATTCCGGTTGTGTCTACTCGTTCTACTCTAATATAAGCGCCGTTGTCGCCGCCGATATATGTGTATTCTTCTGCAAAATAATCTAGGGCATATCCTCTGCCGTCGTCTCCTGATTCATTAATCTCAAAAATATTACCAACTCGTAAATTAAGATTGTCTCCAGTGTAAGGAGTGACAGTAGTAACACTGTTCAGTGTTCTAATTAAATATCCTTCAGGTACTGTTTCGCCTCTTAAAGTGACATAAGTTTGAATGCTATCATAATTTAAAATATATTCGGGGGCAACATAACCAGAACCACCGTCGGCAACAGTTACGCTAGCAATTTTTCCGTCTTCAACAATTACTCTTAAATCTGCTCCTGTGCCTGCGCTGTCATATATTTCCAGTACTGGCGCTGCATTATATCCAGATCCTGCTATCAATACGTCTACAGATGTAATTACTCCAGCAGTTACATTTATATTTAATGAGGCGTCTGCACCCGGTCCGTCTATATTCGTTGTGCCGGCTGGTAATTGAACTATGAACTCATAAGTTGTGGGTTTAGAGTAGGCAATTTTTTCAACCTGTGTTACAGTGGCTTCAATGATCTTTGATGTTGTAAGTGTACCAACAGTCTTAAAGACATGAATGTCAATTAACTTGCCTTGGTATGTTAGTAAGTCAGCCTGTCCTGCAATACCAGATACACGAATCGCCTTATCTTCAACCCATCTGCCGTCAGATGCTCTTAATAGTTCTTCCTGTGGGTAGTAAACAGTAACTTCTTCGTCAAACAATAATCTGAAGAATAGTTCTATGGATCTTCTAGATCCTTTTGTCTCATAAAGATCTTTTAATCTTTTTAGTAGGGTCTTTTTATCTACTGCTAAACTGTTAGGCAAGTCCCTGCCTAATTGATTTTGCCACTTTAGCAGCTCTGCTTCTGTAGCAGAATCTATATCATTATACTTTTTGTTTAGAAGTATATTATTTGGATTGCCTTCTTGGTCCATCCAAGCAACATATTTCTTAATAAAATTTGTGAATTCTGGGTGGTCTTGTCTAACAAACTCTGGAAGATCTTTGTCTATAAGAGAACTAGCTTTTACATTAGCTATCTCACCCACACCTGAGGCAAAGGATACGTTAGCAGTAATAACTGCACCACTTCCACCGCCGCCCACTACGGCAACATTAGGAGATGTAGTATAACCAGTACCAATATTGGTAAGTGTTACGCCTATAATTCTACCATTAAAGATTTCGGCAACCGCGGCACCGCCAGTACCACCGCCACCAGAAATTACGATATCAGGAACCGAGGTAAACCCAGATCCCGCATTAGTAATTACTAATCCTGAAATATATCTATAATAACTTGGTATTATATTTGACATTTACAGTGTCTCTTTTACTCTTGGTTTTGCTTCAATTATGAATGAAGATCTTGCTCCAGTTATGATATCTCCCACTGTTTGATTGAGAGTTATAATTGTATTTTTCGATGGCTTCGCTACAACAGCAGACTCTTTTATTTCTGATGTTCTAGTTAAGATATCTGTTGTAATATCCTTAGTCGTATTATGTGGGTCTACTGTGAGACGTAAATGTGTCTCAGTGCCATATAAAGAGGACACTTGAAGTTTTAAAATAGTAAGTTTACCAGTGTCGTAATTAATAGTTCCAATCTCTGCAATATTTTTACCTGTATCAGATTGTAACCAAAGTTTACCAAAGCCATTGTGGTTAGGTGATACTACGGTTGCTTCTGGCAAGTCAATAATTTTGCACTTGTATGTTTGTGTATTAACAACAGCATTAAACCAAGTAGTGTGTAAAGTTCTGGGTTGAATTTTTTCATTGAAGTTTGAGAACAATGTTCCAACTGCATTTAAATCTACTAAAGAGATTCTTTTTTGTATAGTTAGGTTGAGAGCCACTGAAATAATAGATGGCGAAACTGTTTTGATTACTTCATGCAATCTAGAATAATATAAACTCTTATTTAGAATATTTAATTCAGTTGTGAAGTAGCCCTGTATTGCGGCATTAACGGCAGCTGAAATCTGTCCAGATGTTAGTGCTGTTTCTTTGACAGAATATGTAGCGACTGTTTTAACTCCAACATAAGTATACTCTGGATCTATAAATTCTGGCTCAATAGCAATAGGTGCTCTAGGAGTTATAATTTCTGTTAGAATTTTTTGTTTGGTATTTTCTGTAATAACACTGCCAGGAAACGGATTCAACGAGACAAATACTTTTCCGTACATAGGAGGATCGTTTTCTTCTCCTCCCCAAACAGATACAGATTGTACTGATGGATTTTCAATCTTAATTAGTGATTCATAATCGTTAGATGTAACTGCTCTTTCTTTTGTAGCATTGTATCGTGGAGCATTAATTTTAATGCTATCAACACTTTCCCTTGTAGCGCCGCCCGATGCAGGTGATACTGTTTGAACTGATAGTGTTTCTCCAGAACCTGTCAAAACGTCTGTAATAGTAAATTGTTTTGCGGTATTAGAATTAATACCTGAAGTGTTTAGATAATCTATAATTACAATGTTGCCTTCGGATAACTTTTGTCCTATAACACCGTCTCCGAACCTTAATTGATAAAGCCCTGTAGGGCCTTCTTCCAAGAAATAAACATTGTCAGTTCCTTTAACATCTATAAAGCCAGACTTTTTAACAAACGTTCTAACGCCAACATCTGTTGCTGAGTTTTGTACTCTTACTCTCAATGTTGTTGTATCAATGTCGGCATTCGGTACCACTAAAGGTCCTGATCTACTATTAGAATCAATTAAAAAACTATTGCTAAGTCGTCTACCCTCTTTAATCTCAACATCCGCAAAGTAAAATAAGTCTACTCCGTTTGAGTTGACTAGAGGAATTAAGCGATCTTCTTGTGGATAAAATACATAAGATTTTCCATCAAGTGTTGCTCTAAATTGTGTGTCTCTGCTTAGTGTGTAAACTGTTGGTGTATACGAAGGATCTGGGTAGAGTAAAATATTGACTCTAGCACTTGCCGCTCTTTTAGAAACAGGAGTATAGCCTAGCGCTTTGGCTAAAGAAACAACCGAGGATCTTTTAATGGCACTGTCTAAAAAGTTTTCATTTGCAAGCATATGAGCCAACATACCGTTGTAATGCGTGTTATATGCTAAGGTATCCATCAGGACGTTCAAAGCAGAACCTTCAAAATTAAAGTCTGAGAATTCTTCTTGGGAAGATAGATAAGCCTTTAAATTCTGTTTTATATTGTTAAAGTCTAGTTCTGTTACGTTTAATTGTGCCATTGCTTATCTTAACCTCTTTAATTCTACCTGTAGTTTTTGTTGACTTTCAATACCAACCACGTAAAACTCTAAGGTCATGCGGTATGTATTACTATCATAATCTGGCTCTGAAATAACTCTAATCTTTTTTGCTCTAGGCTCATATGATTCTATTACTTGCTCAATTATTTTTTCTAATGTAGCACCGACTACAGGAGACAGCGGTTCAAACAATAGCCCCCGAATTCCTGTCCCAATCTCTGGGCGAAACGGCTTTTCGTAATAGTTAAGCATGATCAGTGTTTTAACAGACTGCAACACAGCTTTAACATCTATTTTCTTAGAAAGGTCGCCAGATGCCGGGTTTGCCTTAAACCCGAAGTCTATGTCTTTATATATCTTACTTAATGATAGATTTGTTATGGCCATAACTGTATTTATACTTCCTTTAACCTCTTGGGCCAAAATAAATCTTAGGAACTTCATAGTTTACAAAGGATGCTTCTGCTTCCTTCTTCTGTCTACCAACTTCAAGTTCAAATTTGGGTTTTGGCAATTCTGGTAATTTGTGTCCTTTTATCATAGCGACTGCATCTACTTCAGGGAAACTTACAGGAGACGCTAAAATGCTAATAACAATTCCGTCATCTTTTACGTTGGGGAGAAGTTTACATAGACCGTCTATATCTGCTGCTCCCTGTCTTAACAAATCCACCATTCCACCGATGTCACTTATTTCTAAGTCCCCATCAAAGACTGGATTAGATTTAAGAATGCCGCCCCATTTTGTTTCAAAGTTTTTTGCTGCTGCAAGTACCTGAGGTCCTGCAACAACACCCAAAGCTAAGAGTTTACCAATATCCTGTACTTGTCCTAAAATACTATCGGGCGGAGGATCTAACAATGAAGGGATCATACTAGTAAGTTTATCCTCAATGCCATTAACTTCCTCTTGGACTATGCTTTCTAAGCTGTCAAGTAAATCGGTAATACCACCTGTGGCACTCTCCAATAAACTATCTAATTCATCATTAGCAGCCTCTATCTTATCTGCTAGTCCTTTTAATCCTGCCGCTGGTCCACAACTCATTTTCTCCTCCTTACGCGTCTGCTACCGTTGTATCTGTTGGATCGCCGCTACCCGGTATCTCTTTATGTTTATGTGTAGCCAATGTAGGTCCATTGCCCGCATCTGTTGAAACATCTTCGACTGAATGTGTAGCTCCTTCAATCCTTACATCATTCTCAATAATAGTTTGATCTGCTGTAAACGTTTGGGTGCCACCTTTCACTCCGATGATCTGCTCTCCAGGTACTGCTGGTTCTGCAGGTGTGTCTCCATCTGCTGGTACTTCATCAGCTCCCATTGTCATTGTCTGTACTGTGCCAACATTAAATACTTGTGTGGCAAGCGCCGTAAAGGTTTGTTCTTCTTTAGACTTGACTAGCTGTGTTGACTCAGATTCAATTTCCATTTCTAATTTAGATTTAATATTTACTTTCTCGGCCGAACCAAGTCCCATGTTTTTGCCTGAACCTACATTCCATTTCTCAGCAACTAGTTGAGCATAACTCTTTCCTACAGTAACCTTAACCTCACTCAAATATTTTTCTGTTACATTGCCATTGACTGTGGTCATCTTTGTTCCGGCAACTGAGTGTGTTTGATTACCAACAATAGTTTCACTATCGTCGCCTGATACTCTGTAACCCTTTGATCCATTGATCTGTGAATTGGAATCAGTTAACACTTCTAATACTTGGTTACCGCCAACCTTTGTAACATGATCTCCTTTTACGCTTACAAATTTGTCTCCATCTACTTCCTCGTAGCTATTACCTTTAACATAAACACTAGCGTCGCCTTCAATAGTAACAGTACAGCTACCACCAATAAAAACTTTTTTATCTCTAATTGTAATGTCGTAATCGTCACCAACTACTTTGGTTATCTTTTTACCGTCTGCTTGTATTTCGTAAAATGTGCCGGAGTTGTGATACTCGTGTATTCTTCCATTGTCTGGTGTATCATCAACTTCAAATATGTGTCCTGTTTCTGTTTCAAGAACTCTGTTATAAGGGTAAAGTGAAGACTCGCTAAACTTCATGTGTTCTGAAGTTGGCTTAGTGCCATGTGGGCAATAACTTTTCTTGTCCCACCCAAATCTAGGATGTGGTTCTTCCCAGAAAGGTCTTTCGTATGGTACACCGTCTTTATCGTCTAATACCGATACAACACTAGCAGCGGTTGCCATAGGAATCTCTGTGCCTTCTTCTCCCAGTCTTGTAGTTCTTTTATTAACAAGTGAAGCGTGAAGTTCTGCATCTGGGCCCCTAGAAAGTCTACTAGAGTTTGGTTCTTTTAATGTGTTATAACCCGTGCCTGTTGGAGTTCTAGGAAATATTTTTCTAGGATCAGTAAATCCCAAAGTATCACCAACACCATTTAAGGCGTCGATTTGTTGTTTGAGTAAATCTCTTTCTGCTTCGTAACTTTCTGTAGGTTTGTTTTCTCTTGCCTGTTGTCGGATTATCTCTTCTAATCCTTGTACCTGTTTAGTAAGTTCAGCAATCATCTCTGAGGTTTTTGCTGAATCCACAGCTGCAGATTCAGGATCGTTGCCATTATAATCGACTTGAGGATTTGTTTGGAATGTTCCAAATATAAGAGGAGATTGTCCATCTTCGCCGTCAGCAAAAAATCCAATAACAGTAGAGCCCTCAACAAGCCCGCCACCGCTCACGCCTACGCCAGACATACTGCCCGAATTTGCTGGGAGTACTGGTACCGCCCAAGGCAAATCTTCAGTTGGTAGAGTTTCTTTGTTACCCGTATGATAACCTAAAATTCTAACTCTATATCTACCTAAGAATTCTGGATCGAGTCTATCTTCTACGACTCCAATCCACCAAAAGAACTTAGGCATTCTAATATCACTCATCTCAATCTCCTATAGACTTGGTTAGTCCATTTTTTACTATTTCTAAAATCATATAATGTTTAGCATTATCTATTTTGTGGTTAATTGCTGTTACTAGATAAGGGCCCGTTAACAATTCGTCAAAAGCCATATCCATAGTTTGTGGGTCGTCTATTGTTTTACTTTTTACATTAGGAAACATGACAACAATAAGTTTACCCACTTCTATGTCTGTTCTTCCCGGCACTTCCATTTGAAACTTAAATTGTTTAAATGAGTTAGAATATGTCTGTCTCTGTGATGGATTATCTAAATATTCATCATCAAATTCGTAATCATTATGTACCCAACTATTTAGAGGAATAAATTGCACATTACTATAGGGCATCTTCTCAACAAGTGCGGGAATAATAGAACCTTTGTCTGTCCTAACATACTTTTCCCATTCCTCTATAGCGTTGAAGTTCTTTTCAAAATGTTCGCCTGTTGTAAAATTAAAAGCTCTAACACCATTAGAATAAAACCCTGAGTCTTGTTGTTCTAACAAGTCCATAGTTTTAGGTATTTTTATATCTTCTACCTGTGTAAATTCGGGCGGCAAAACTGCCCCAACAAAATTATAACCACTAACCCTTCTAGGTAGCTTTACTCCAGGTGGTTCGTATATGTACTCTTCGAATAAACCATTCTTTAATTGTTCGTCAATTAACCATTCAGTTGATGCCCACCAAAAAGAAGAATTAGTTTCAAAGAATAAAAAATCATTTGCCCCTAAGTCTGAACCCTTTGATCTCTTAGATAAAAAATTAAAATTTCTAAAGGCTGTCCAAAAGTTAGAAGTATAAGTTATTTTACTTTGATGTGGGGTGTCGCCTATAATTAAATCTTTGTCTAATTGTACATATTCACCAAAGATATCTGCCGCAATCTCATGGGTTTTACCTCTAAAAGTTTTAGAGATGTTTGTAACTTGGTCCCTATATCCTTCTCTAGAAATAAAAGCTAGTCTATAGGACTGTTCTCTGTCTGTTAACAGCTGCCTGTCTTCAATAGCGTATAGCTGAAAATTACCTTCAATTGCTGTTCCTAATTGAGGGGTTCTAAGTTTTATGTTAATAACTTCTGTTCCTAGGATAGGAAAAGTATTAATAGCATTAACAGCATCAGATATAATAATGTTACCAAATATAACAGGAGAAAAGA